CGGGAGCTCCAAGCAGGAATCCCGCAGAACGAGTTCAACCTTCCTATCTACCTTTATCGAGCAGACCTACTCTCGCACGAACTCGTCAAGGAAGATCCCACCTCTTCCGTCACAGCCGACATGATCGCTGCGGCCACGACTCAGGTCGATTACCACCATGGATATCCCACCTTCCGAGATGGGACTCCTATCTGGGGTAATCTCAACTATGAGCCCCGTGAAGCGTACGCTGCGTTCCTCGAGTACTTGGATATTCCTGGGGCTCGTGCCTTGCATTCCCTGATTGCATATCCCCTTGAGCTTGTCAACGAATATTTCTACCTCTATAGCTGGCAAGCCCGGGCGCGGGCATGCGACATGTTTCGAGTAGCGCATCACACCAGGCTCAAAGAACAGCGCTTGATGACCGTGGAGGCAAACCAATATATCGAATCGGAGCGTATCCTTAAGAAGGTCGTGGCAGCTCTGGATTCTCTCGACCCAGAAGCGCTCGCCGGAGAGGGGCTTGGTGCGCTTACCTCAGCTTATGACCGCCTGGCTAGGGTCCAACGAGCTGCCGTCGGGCTCTCCGCGAGTGGAGATGGTAAAACACTCCCAGGAGGTCAGTCGATCGAGCTGACGTTCAAGCAGATCGCCGAGAAAGAGGGCGGTCGGAAGCACGTTGACGACGATATCGCATCTCAGATCCTCCTCGACGACCCAGAAACCCTCCAGCATGCTCAGGAATTGATCCTGAAGATCAACAGTCGATAACCAATCGATAGCCAATCGGTAACCGATGATCCCCGGCTTAAATATTCACGACCAAGAGACAATCTCGCGGATCGCGGGGAATTGGCGGCTTACCCCTGCGACTTTTGCGCAAAAAGTCTCCAAGGGCGCATGGATCCCAGCGCCTTGGCTGACTTATGCGAGTACCCGAATCGCTCATGGTGTCGCTCGCGGTGGGGCCCGTATTATCATCTCAGCGCCACCCAGACATGGGAAGACAGAGCTAGTTTCTGTCAACACTTCAGCCTGGCTCTTGGAAAATTTCCCGAACAAGAACGTGATTCTTGCGGGATATGGCTCTGATCTTGTCGAGCAATCTGCTCGTCGAGTCAGGAATATCTTCTGGGAGAATACGGATATCCTAAGGTGCCGTGTTCCGAGGGAGACCTCTCAAGTTTCCGCCTTCATGACATCGCAGAACGGTTACATGTTCTCGGTTGGGTTGGGAGGCGCAATCACGGGTCGTGGCGCCAATATCCTCCTGATCGACGACTATATCAAGGAGATTAAGGAAGCGCTCTCCCCGACAGCCCGAGATTACAACTGGAATTGGTTCGTCACGACGGCAATGACGAGGCTTGAGCCAGGAGCCAGCGTCATCATCATCGCCACTCGTTGGCATAGTGATGACCTCATCGGTAGGATCCTCAAGAATCACCCCGATAAGTGGGAGAACATCTGCTTACCTGCTCTGGCGATGGAGAACGACTTCCTAGGGAGATCAGTAGGGGAAGCTCTCTTCCCAGAGCGATATCCAGCTACTTATCTGGAAGATCAGCGGGAATTGCTCGGATCTATCTTCTTTCATGCCCTTTATCAACAAGGGCCCGTCGACGAGATCCTCAAGCTAGCGAATTCCTCGTGGCTGAAGGTCACCCAGGAACTTCCTGCGGGAAACTTCTCTTGGGCTCGTGTGTGGGACCTCGCTGCAACGGAAGAAGGTGGAGATTACACTGTAGGGAGTCTCATCGGGTATGCCAAGGATACAGGGGCAACAGTCATCACCAATATCGTTCGGAAGCAGATCTCGCCGATGGAGGTGGAATCTACCGTTAAATCGACGGCGGATATCGATGGGACCGATGTAACTGTCTGTATTGAGCAGGAGCCTGGCTCCTCAGGTAAGAATCTTGTGCAGCACTATGCTACGAATGTGCTTCCAGAATTTCGAGTAGTCGCGATCCCTTCTGTAAAAGCAAAGGTGGTTCGAGCGCAACCAATGCTCGCTGCCGCAGAATATGGCAAGGTCTACCTGCTAAATACCACCGGAAGACCCGAAATCCCTGAGTGGATCGCAGTTTTTTGCTCGGAATTCGACGAATTTCCGACTGGAATGCACGACGATCAGATTGACACGGCAGCAGCCGGTTACACGTTCCTTTCTGGCCGAAAAACAATGTCGGCTGCGCCATTTCGCGTCAAACGGAACTTCGATAAGCCAAATTCCAAGCGGATCCGACGTGCATCCTTCATGTTAGGCGCAGGATCGAAGATGGGACGCGGTCAAGGTAAGCTTACCTTTGGGAGATAATGATGTCGACAACGCAAGGCTTCCTCGCACGTCTGCGTGGGCTCTTCCAAGCGGGTGTGCAGTTCGGTGGTAAACGAGATCTATATGCTGTTTATGGGTGGATGAATAATCCCCAACACCGAGATTTCCTCGCAAAATACCAGCATCAAGGGATGGCTCGTCGTATTATTGACCAGCCCGTCAAAGCCCTTTGGGCGGATCCTCCCAAATTAGAGGGAGACGACGTTTTCAACGCAGCTTGGCAAGATGTCCTTGCGAAGGTGGAAGTTTGGCACGCCCTAATCCGGCTCGACAAGCTCGCAGGTCTCGGCAAGTTCGCTATCATGGTTTGCGGATTCGACGGCCAAAACAGCCTCTCGTCTCCTGTGACCCAAAAAGTTGGTCGTCAACTCTTGTATCTTCAGCCATATGGAGAGGGTTCCGTTGATATCCTGAAATATGACGAAGATAACACCTCTCCGAGGTTCGGCAGGCCCTTAGTTTACAAGGTTTCACCAGGGAGCTTCGAGCCAGAGCGTCGTCCGTACGCATCTCAAGGAGTGAGATTGGGTACTCAATTCGACGTTCACCACTCTCACGTTCTCCACATCGCAGAAGGTGCCCTCGAGAATACCGTTATTGGCTCTTCGCGCTTGGAACCCGTCTTCAATGAGCTGGACGATCTCATGAAGATTACAGGAGGTAGCGCAGAAACCTTCTGGTTGACAGCGAATAGGGGGCTTCATATCAATATTGACAAGGATCTGGAACTGGATGAAGACTCCAAACTGGATCTTGCCGACGAAATCGAGGATTACCAGCATCAGATCCGCCGAGTCATACGGACTCGAGGCGTCGAGATCGACTCCCTCGGTAGCGACGTTCCTGATCCTTCTGGAAACTTCGACTGCATCTTATCTCTCATTTCCGCCACCACAGGCATCCCAAAACGCGTGCTTATGGGAGCGGAAGCTGGACAATTAGCGTCTCAGCAGGATAGAGCTAATTGGGCGATCCAAGTGGAAGAGCGGATCGCAGAATATGGAGAACCTATCGTTCTCTTACCCTTCATCCGTCTTATGGTGATGGCAGGGGTCCTACCTCCTCCGACAAAGCTGAACATCAAGTGGCCTGATGCGTTCAAGATGAATCCGCTGGAACGCGGACAAACCAGCGCTCAGATGGCTCGTTCTGCGGCTAACCTCTCAAAATCCCTCATGACCATCGAGGAATTGAACCAGCTAATGAAGACTGGGGAGAGACCTGTTCAGAAGATGCCAGCTCCTGCGTTTGGCGGTGGACCCTTCGGTGCGAACGCTTCGCAGGCGCAGCTCCCTGATACCTCGCCCTCCGGGGCACACCGACTCACCATTTTTCAACCTCCACTACAGCATGCGGAGGCACCGGCAAAGACACCCGCTAAGACTCCTGCAAAAGGTGGGGTTCCAGCTAAAGAACCCACAGTTGTGGAACCTATCGAGGAGCCGCCGCTCATCGATGAAGAGCGTCCTCTTGTTATCTTCCTAACGGAAGAGGAATGCAGAGAGATCATCGGGTTCGGGAAGCATCCTCCGATCTTCGATGAGACAGATGATACAGCCAACCGTGGAAAGGGAGAAGCGAGCAGCGATACACCCCCAGGTTAAGCGGACCTAAAAATGACCCAAAAATATGGGGGAATGTCCCCCTTGAAGTCCCCATATTTTGGGAGTAAAATTTACCATCGATCCGTCTAGTTGGACCAGGAGCCTTTGATGTCTATTGGCAACAACACCGAAAATAACATCCTCAAGCTGATCTTCAATGCGACAGCTTGGGCGAACTTCGCCGATAACGCTGCAACCACGCCGCAGACCAACACCCATGTTGGGCTTCATACGGCGGACCCTGGTGAAGCCGGCGATATGTCAACTACCGAGATCGCGTATACCTCATACGCTCGTGTGAACGTCGCGCGAACTACGGGTGGATGGACGGTTACCGCGAACTCCGTTTCGCCTGTCGCGAACATCGACTTCCCAGCGG